TTTAATTATAATAATGATAATAAAATGAATATAGGTGTTATAGCTCAAGAATTAGAAGAATTTTTTCCAGAATTAGTTAATATTAATAATGAAGGTTATAAGAATGTTAATTATATAGGTATAATTGGTGTATTAATAGAGGCTATAAAGGATTTAAATAAGAAAATTGAAAAGTTATATATATAAGATAAAAATAGATGAATAATTCCAAATTATATATTGAAAATATTGCATTAGGTCTTAAGAATGTTTCAAATTTAGAAAAATTGGATATGAATTTAAACGAATATGTTATTGTTGGAGAAAGAATAAATAATGATATTAATAATGAAACTATAGAAAATCAATATAATTTTATAATTAATAATAAAGGAATTGGTATTAATGCTTCTAGACGTGAATTAAGAGATACAAATGCAGGATTATTTATAAATAATAGTATTATATGTAAAGGAGGAGTTGTTGCAGAAAGTTTTAAAATAAAGGATTTTGTATTTGATAGTTCATTAACAGCTGTAAAATTAGATCAATTAATAAAAAAAGTAAATTCTAATCTTCTTTTCTTTGATGGTTATTATAATAGTAATATTAATATTAATAATATTTATACTCCTAATTATTTAACAATTGGTTCTATTTCTTCTACTTTTTCTAATTCACATCCTTTTAAAATTATTGATAATCCAACTGGTAGAGCTGATAATATTCAATTTGGTATTTATAATAATATTAATAATGATATTGAAGCTGCACATTTTTCTATTGGTATGATGGGTTTTAATCAATATTCACCTCTTTTATTAACAACTACTACTGATATGCCTTTAGAATTTCATATATCTAAATCAAGTATACAATTAAATAAATTATATGAAAATGGAACAGGATTACCTTTATATTATGATTCTAATTATCCAAATTTAACAATTGATATTAATGGATGTGTTAATATTAATAAAGATAAATGTGATAATACTATTTTTCATAATAATAATTATAAAAATCCTATTTTTTATGTAAATGGATATAGTATTATAAGTAATTTAGCAGTATATGATTATTATTCTAGTCAAAATTTACATTTAGATGATATTTATATAAGAAGACAAGGATTAACATTAAAAGCAAATCAAATAATTGGAGGTGATTTTATAGATCAAGAATTTATATTTAATAGTAATATTTATATTGGAAGATCTAATTCAAATTTATTATTAACTGTTAATGGTGAAGCTAATATTTCTAAAACATTAAGAACAAATAATTTAATTGCAAATAATACTATGATAAATGGTATAACTAATTTTAATAAAAATACTTATTTTAATAATACTACTGTTTTTAATGATAATATTACTATTGATAAAAGTTTAAATATTAATAATGATTTATTTATTAATGGTTATAGAGTTTATAATTGTAATTTAGATTTTGCATCAAATGGTATTAATTATGATTTTGGTTCTAATCTTAATATTAGTGGAAGATTTGGTACTGGTATATTAAATACTGATACATATGATCATCAATTTAATATAATAAAAAGAAATAAAGAACGTTTTGAAGTATATATTCAAGATTTTGCGGGTATTACAATTGATTCTAGTAAAGTTTATATGGGTCATACATATTTAAATGATATTAATGGAGGAATTGATAATAGTTTTATAATATTTACACAGAAAAATATTAGATGGCATAATATTTATTTTTATGCAGGTAAGGATAAGGATGGAACAAAGGGAATTAAAAATTTAATTCCAAATTTTGCAATTATGGAAAATAATAGAATTGGTGTAAATACTAATCTTCCTCAAAAATCATTAGATGTAGTTGGTGAAATTATTACTAATGATTATTTTATTAAAAGAAATAATATTAATCTTAAACTTAATTTCATTTATTTTAATTCTAATAATAATTCTATTCTTAATGTTAATACATTAGATATTAATCTTAATTCTGGTATTAATTATAATAATAAAAAAACTTTAAATATTACTGGAGGTATTAATTCTTATAATGGTTATTTTGAAAATTCTCATAAATTAGCTTCTTTTAAAATTTATGATAATATTGCAACTACTTTTAATAATATCGGTATTGGTATTATTGATACTAATAATTTCTATTCTATTCCACTTCAAATTAGAAATATGAATACTTCAGATAATAATAATTCTATTATTAGAATTTATAGAGGTATTAAAGGTGGTGGTTTTAATAATAATTCTCTTTATTCTGGTATTGATTTTTGTGATTATGATATGCCTATTATTACTCAAAATAGAAATAATTATAAATGGTTTATTTATAAAAATAATAATCATAATAAAGAAACTACTGGTGCACTTCAAATTGGTTATACTGATAATTCATATAATCCTACTCATAGTTGTATGAATTTTTATTATAATAAAAATCTTAAAAAATATTTTATTGATATTAATAATCCTAATATTAATTATAATTATGATAATGATAATATTATTAATATTAAAGGTAATGTAGCTATTGAAGGTAATATTAATCTTAAAGGTGATAACTGTTTTTATAAAATTAATAATGCAATTATTGGTAGTTTATTAAATCCTGCCACTCTTAAAGAAATTACTGATATTACTAATACTTATACTACTGATAATCTTAATGATGTCTCTTTTCTTGCTAATAAAATTATATTAATTCCTAAAAAAACTACTGTTATTGGTTTTAATGATGATTGGCTTTTTACTAAAATTAATACTTTAGATAATTATACAAATAATACACCTTTATTTATTTATAATAATAAAGATTATACTGATAATAATGAACCTCCTGTTGTTTGTAGATTTTATAATAAATCTTATAAAAATTATATATCTAGACCTGATATTTCTGTAATTGAATTAGGTATTTTAAGTGATAGTAGTGATGATGGTATTATTAATAATAAAATTGATTTAACTGTTAAAGGTTATGAAAATAAAATAACTATATTTGAAATTAAACCTAATAATATTGAACCTTTTTTTACATGTATTTCTGAAAATTCTAAAAATCAAATTAATGTTGGTAATGGTATTTTTTATTCTAGTAATATTATTAATTTTAAAGATACTTGTTTTCATATTAGTGATGATTTTGATTGTCTTTTAAGATTAACTAATAATACTAAAGCTTCCAAATTAACTTTAATTAATAATTTAAATAAATGGGATATTAGTGCTTCTAATTCTCTTAATTTTATTTATAATAATAAAAGTATTTTTAATTTAAGTAGTTCTGGTATTATTACTATTAATTCTAGAGATGATAATAATAATAGTTCTTTTAATATAAATGGATATGTTAATAAATCTTCTATTGAATTAACTAATAGTTATTATAATGATTATATTGAAAATCAAAATAATTTTATTACTGATACTTGGATTAATGTAAATTTTAATATTATTTCTATTGATTATGAAAATATTCATGAAGATAATTATGATGATAATTTTGATAGTAATTTAAGTAAATTTATTTATAAAATAAATGATTCTAATCTTCCTTCTCAAGATTATTTATTAAATAATATTAATAATTATTATATTAATAATTCTAATATTTCTTTCGATAATTCTACTATTATTAATCTTAATACTACTCTTAATAATATTGAACTTGATTATAAATTCTTAGATAATATTAATGTTTATACTTCTAGTAATACTATTGAATTAATTCCTACTCTTAAAACTGATAATAATAATCTTAATGTTTCATTTAAAACTTTTAATATTATTAGTATTCCTTATAATTTAAATGGTTTAGAATTATTATTAAATTATAAAGTTCCTTTAACTATTGATATTAATCAACTTTATATTGAAAGTACTATTTCTAATTTCTCTTTAATTTCAACTGAAGGTAATAATAATTATTATATTCTTAATTTAAATACCTTTTTAAAAATTAAAGATAAACCTCTTTTTGATTATAATATTAAAATTGTTAATGCAACTTTTATTTTAATTGATATTAATGGTATTAATCATAATTATCAAACTACTAATATTATTTATTATTATCCTATTCCTAATATTAATATTAGTGATTTAGATATTAATATTAATTATATCTATAATTATCAAAACTCTTTCGTTATTCCAAAAAATTTTTATAATAATAATTATATTAATACTAATGATATTATCACTAATAATACTAATATTATTGTTAATAATAGTAATAGTTTTCTAAATGACTTTATTGATGGTAATTCTATTATTAATCAAATTGACGCAATTAATTTTAAATCCTTTAAATTAATTTCATCTTCTACTATTAATAAAATTTATAGTCTTGAAATTAATGATGTTATTATTAGTGATCTTATTATTAATATTACTAAAAATAATTATTATGAAGTTTATGATTTTGCTCTTATTAATCCTATTATTCAATTACCTATTACCACTAATTTATTTCAACCTCATATGATTATGAAAAATTATATTAATTCTTCTTATTCTCAATCTCATAAATTTTATAGTTATAATAATAATTATGAAATTTTCCTCGATAATACTAAACTTCTATCCTTAAATCAAAATGGTAATTTAGATATCAGTGGTAATATTAAAGTTAATGATATTTATTTCTCTGGTGATATTTATAGTGATATTAATGGTACAATTACATCTATTACAGAAAATTTAACACATATTATTGGTAATAATTTTTATATTCATAAAGAAAATATTTCAATGAATAGTATTAATATTTATTTAAATCCTTCTTATTTAAATGGTGGTGGTGTTGTTATTAATGGTAGTGATATAAATCAAACAAATAATTTATTTCAAATTAATAATTATATTGGTACTGATGATTTTATTACTCTTAAATCTGTAACATCTTCTTCATATATAATTTTTAATAATACTACTAGTATTTATAAACTTGGTGTTAATGATGGTAATTTTTGTATTTATAAAAATGATACAAATGTTATAAATTTTAATTATATTGATGATATTTTAAATATTGATATTAATGGTCATATTAAAACTTCTCAAAATTTTTCTATTAATAATATTACTACTTATATTAATAATGATAATAATTATAGATTAAGAGTTTTTGGTAATTTAAAAGTTGATGGTGTTGTTATGAGTTCTTCTGATAAAAGAATTAAAAATAATATTACTTCTATTGATAATGCATTAGATAAAATTGAAAAATTATCTGGTGTTTTCTATTATTATAATTCTAATTCTAATTTTAATAATCATAGACAAATGGGATTAATTGCACAAGAAGTTAAAGAAGTTATTCCTGAAGTTGTATATGAAGATGAAAAAGGTTATTTAAATATTGCATATGGAAATTTAATGGGTGTTGTTATTGAAGCTATTAAAGAATTAAGAAATGAAATAAAAAATAATAAATAATTTTAGAAGTATTAATGCATTTTTTATTTATCATTTTAGGTATTTTTATTTTAGGTATTTTTATTTATATTATTAATTCTTATGAAGAATGTTTCTCTAATCAAAATAATTTCTCCAATTCTGAAATTAAAACTATCTCTCTCAATGAAATAGATAAAATTGATAATTCTTATCAAGAAATTAAAAGACTCTATTTTAAAGGTTTCTTTGTTAATTCTATCGATGTTAAAACTGAAAAAGATAAAATTAAAAATTCTATCTCTAAAATTTCTAATCTTCTTCCTAATTCTTCTGATAAAATGAATATTAATAATCTTTATTATGGTACTACTAGTGATTATGGTATTCGTAAATATCTTAATGAAATTGATGATAAACAATTTAATGATATTATTGATAAATTAAAATCTTTAAGTCCTAATAATGAAGCTAAATTTAATGAAATTAATAATATTATTAATAATTATAATGATATAAAAACTCTTTATACTAATACTCCTAATTCTAATTTATATTCAGGTGTTATTACTAAAAAAAAAGCTATCGAATCTTCTTTTAATAATCTTAAATCAATTGTTTCTAATAGAAGTGATAAACAAAAAATTGATATTATTTATACTGAAATTACACCTTATTTAGATATTCCAAATGATTCTTATTTTCTTCCTAAAATTGAAGATTTAAAATTAATTGCTCCTAATTCATTAAATAATATTAATCTTATTATATCCAAATATCAAGAATTGAAAAATTTATATAATCAAGGTAAAACTATTTCTTCTCCTGAAACTATTAAAATTAAAGATGATATTAATAAAATTATTTTAGAAATTAGAACTTTTGCAGGTGATAAAAATGATAGAGATAAATTAGATATTATTTATTATGGTGAAGCTAAAGATAATTATGGTTTAATTGTTTATTTAGATGAAATTGATGATGATAGATATAAAATTATTATTTCTCAAATTAAAAAAATTATTAATAATATTACTGATCCTATTTCTACTAGAACTACTATTGCTGATGAAATATTTATTTTATTTAGTGAACTTAATGATTTATATAAAGATGTTTATATTAATAAAATTAGTAATATTGATAATAAAAAAGATGATATTGAAAATAAAAATAGATTAATTTATAATAAATTACTTTTATTAATTCCTGTTGATAAACTTCATAATACTGAAATTATTTTAATTTTAAATACTACTCTTAAAAGAGCTTATGAAACTAATAATATTACTGATATTAATAGTCAATCTTCTACTTTTAAAGAATTAGTTAAAGCTCTTATTAAAGATAGTTCTAATATTAATATTTCTAAATCTAATCATAAATTAAAAAATGAAATTATTGGTATTAATAATAGTCGTTTAGGTATTCCTATTGAAGATCAAGTTATTCCTTTAAAAATTACTACTCAAGGTATGAAAGATGATTTTAATAATATTTATAATTCTTTTGATTTATTAAATAATACTTATAAAAATAATTATAATAATAATATTATTAATTTTAATAATACTCAAAAAAAACAATTAGATAGTTATAAATCTATTATTAATGGTTCTTTAGATAATATTAGTTATTATTATCCTAAAAATACAGAATACAGAAATAAAATTATTTCTATTAAAAATGTAATTATTAAACCTATTCTAAATACTGAACTTCAAGAAAGTTATAGAAGAAAAGATGAAATTCTTATTTCTAATGTCAGAAATCGTTTCTATAAATCTTTAAATGAAATTAAAAATTTAATTATTAATAATTATGGTAAATCTAGTACTGATATTAATATTAATATTTGTCTTGATAATATAATTCAAGCTATCTCTAATAATAATTTTCCTGTTAGAATTTCAAATATTAATGGTTGTCATAAATCTCTTTTCGATAATAAAGATTTTATTATTACTCCTAAAATGTTTGTATCTGAAAATAATGGTATTATTTGGAAACCTGCTACTCATTTAGATTCATTTAAAAAAAATGGTATCAATAATTATCCTTATTTATATAATTATGAATTAGCTTCTTCTAATGATGGTGGTATTAATTGGTCTATGATTTAATTACACATACTAATAGTATTTTCATCAATTAAAGGAATTTCAATACCATTATGATATTTATCTAAACACCATAATCTTAATAATAAATTTGTTTTAGTAGTAATATAATTAGTTCTATAAACAGCATCTTGAATAGTACTAAAAATATTATTACTTTCTTCATTTTTGTGAAGAATAGAATTGATAGGTAATTTAATACATTTATACTTATCAGGAGGCTTCTTCATATTCTATAATACTATATAGTATATATTCATTTATTTTTATATAGTTTTGATTAAAAAAAATGATTTAATTATATTTTAAGTAATATTAACTAAATGTTTTATGCTATTGATAAAATTACAAATGAAATTATATTATCAATAAATATTAGAACACATAATTATAAAAATAGTTATAATAAAACATTAAGATATAGATGTGCTGGTTGCTTAAATAATGGTGATAAATGTAATGATAATAATGTATCTTTTGTAAATTCAAAAAAAAAGGAACCACATTTTCGTCATTCTAAAAATGCAATTTGTTCTGCAACTGAAGACTTTACAAAATTTAATAAAGATTTTTATATAAATTGGTTTAAATTATTTAAAAAGGAATATAGAAAACCTTATTGGTTTAATGTTAATTTAGAAGAAATTAAAAATGAAACTAATATAATTATGATTAGATATTGTCATCAAACAGAAAAAAGCATAAAAAATATTGAATTAAATGTTAATAAAAATAATAAAATAATATGGATTTTATCTTTAGAAACAAGAAAATATAATAAAATTTTATTTAATAAAGGTAAAATTTATATTGATTTTATTGGAAATAAAAATGATATACCTGTATATGATAGTAATAAATCAATTGTTTATTTAGATACTGGATATGATATTCTATTAAAAGTAAAATTAGAAAGTTATAATAGTAATGGTCAAGAAATAGAATTTGTATATATAAAAGATTTTTTTAAATTATATGATAATTTGTTTATAGCATATTCATATAGAAAAAAATATACAATTATTGAAAAAATATTAAATGATATAAATAATTATAATAATCTTATAAATATATTAATAACAGAATATAATGAAACTGAATTAAAATTAAAAACAAGTGAAAATTTAAAAGAAAATTTAGAAAATATGTATAAAATATATAATAAATTAATAGATTTAAATTATAATGATATTGTATTTAGCTATAATAAATTATATACTTTTTGTATAAATAAATTGTATAATATAGAAAAAGAAATTGATTATTATAATATTAATATATATAATATAGAAAAGGATTTTGAATTTAAAAAAGATAATAATAATAGTTTATTTATAAACTATGAAACTAAAATTGATATTTTTAAAAAAAATATCAATTATATAAAACATTTATTTAATATTTTATTTAAAAATATTGAAAACAAAGAATGGTTTTTTATTAAGAAAAAAAATAAAGAATATAATAATATATTAGAAACAGAAGAAAAATTTAATAATAATAAAAATTATTATATATATTTATGTTCTAATATTTTGGAATATTATAATAATATACATATAATAAATGAATATGATAATATGTGTTATAATTATTTAAATGATTTATTTTATAAAAAACAAAATTATGAAAAACAAAAGTTAATTAAAATAAATAATATTAAGTTAGAAATAAAAAAATTAAATATAGAAGAAAAATATAATTATTATTGTAAAAAACATCAAATAACTGATATAGAATTATTAAATGATAAATTTATAAATATATTATTAAATGATATTAAAAATAATTATGAAAAAATAAAAAATATTAAAGATGAATATTTACGCAAATATTATATATATATAACACATCATTTAAATTATGATATACCTAAAATGATTAAATATATTATTTATCAACAAAAATATTTGAAATAAATAAAATTAAAATACATTATATTTTTAGATATATCAAATATTAAAAAATAAATTCTATTAATATTAATATTACAGCAATTAATAATCGTTTATCATGTTTTGAAGAAAGATTTATTAATTGTGATAAAAGAATTCGTTTATTAGAAAATAAATTTACTATTAAATAATTTCTTTTATTTTTTTCTTTTTGTTTTCATATGCTGTTCTTCTATATTCTTTTAATTTCTCTGGGTTCTCTTCTTTTAATTTTTTTAGATAATTTGCTCCACATTCTTTTACTTTCTCTTTATTTTTTTCGTA